ATGGTTGCCGTAAATCATATACCACACCTTGTACACACACAAACGGCCTTTGTGTGGCGTTTTCTGGCCCTGAGTGCCGGAGAATCTCAAATCATCCACGTAACCGCCTGGACGGAACGCGAAGCGCGTAGCCGTTGCCCGTCCGGTTGTGTTGCTGTATTCGCCGCCCGTATTCGTCAGGGGGAAACCTATGCACAATAAAACCACACCGAACGCAGCAGCCGCCGCACTCACTACGCTGATGCACGCGCTTATTGATATTGAATGCACTGCAGAGCTTGCGCAGGGAGAAGAACAGAAAGACCGGACACAGTTCGCCCTGGAATGTATCCGATACATCGCAACGCGGTCGCTGAATGACGCTAAAAATATTCTTGTTGCTGATTGTGAAAATGGGGGGGGTTATGCGTGATGATCGTTTTAATTCCCTGAAACAGGAATTTCCCGGCGTTCCTGATGATGCGGCTGATGCGCTTTCGTCAATGCCAGAACTTATTAGAGCGGCTTTTTTCTTACTTTCCACGAGAGAATATAAATCAACGGGGCTTGATGTACTGAATATCGCCGCCGATTATGCGGAATATGTGGCAGAGGCGCGTTACAGAAGAAAATTTCCTGAGGATGTAAGCCATGCGTGATATTTACCACGAAACAATAGACCGCGCATTTCTTGCACTTTCTCACAGTGAAAACATGCTGGAAATATTGCGCATATGGCTTGAAACACTTGGCGACAATGAACGCGACAAACAAAAATCAAGAATTGCCACGGCATTAATAACGCTTCTTGAGCCTGTAATAATGGAACTGCAAGAAATAGATCTATTGCACGACAGATATAAAGAACAGCACACCGGAGAATAAAAATAATGAAACTTAAATATTCTGGCTTAACTGCCAGTGGCAACACTCACCCTAAATTTACGCGCGGTGATATTTACCGCGACCAGTACGGCGGCACGGTAATGATTAAGGGCGTGGAAGAACGGCGTGTAACCTACCGCCGTGAAGGTTACGAATATGATTGCGTGATGCCTGTTTATCAGTTCCGGCGTGATTTTTCTCTGGTACAGACCGCGCCGCATAACGTGCCCACCAGCAACGCCAGGGCACGGGCAAACATCCAGAAGCTGAAAACCATGATTAACGGATTCAGGGGCAAGAAATGAAAAGCGCACCGAACTTAAAAAAACAGCCTTACGACAAGATGACCGAAGTCATTATTTTTGCGGGTAGTGATGCCTGGGCACATGCAAAACAGTGGCAGGAACAGGACGGGCGACTGGCTGGCGATAATGTGCCTCCCGTTGTGCTGGCTGATGATCAACTGGATGAACTGGCAGACCTGAGAATCATCGACGAGGGGCGCTATTGTGTCCGGCTGTACAAGGCAGGCCACATCAGGCCATCAAATATTAATGCCATTGCGCACAAGCTGGCGGCGGCGGGTGTAACTGATGCGAATTATTACCCCGAAGGGATGCACAGCCATATGCGGGAGAACTGGCGCGAATACCTGGAACGGGTGCGCGGGAAAGAGCCGGTGGAAGAAAAAAACCACCAGCGAAAAACCACGCTACCGATGAGCGTTGGATCTACCGGATACGACACGCAACTGGATTACGTGGTTAAGGGGATTATTCCGGCGGTATCGCTATGCAGCATATACGGGGCTAGCGGGTCCTATAAATCATTCCTTGCCGGATCGTGGGCGTGCCATGTTGCCACTGGTCGCCAGTGGGGAGGCCGCAGGGTTGCACATGGTGCGGTTCTCTATGTGGTTGGTGAAGGCGGTATCGGCGTTCCGCGTCGTGTAAAAGCCTGGGAGGTTGTGCACGATGAGCAGGTGAAAAATCTGTATCTGGTAAACCGCCCCATCTTTCCGGCTGCCCCGCTTGATGTTGATGAAATGGTTATCGCTGCCCGTCAGGTGGAGCGGGAAACGGGTAAACCTGTACGCATGATTATTCTGGATACGCTGGCGCGTTGCTTTGGTGGGAATGATGAAAATGATTCCCGTGATATGGGGGCGTTTATCCGTGGTTGTGACGAACTGAAACGACGCACAGGGGCCACGGTGCTGGTGGTTCACCATTCCGGCAAGGATGAGACGAAAGGCGCGCGCGGTTCCAGTGCATTTCGTGCTTCGCTGGATGCTGAATACCGGATACGCAGGGAGGACGCAGGAAGCAAAGCGCTGGTTATCTCATGCACCAAAATGAAGGACGCGGAGGAACTCAAAGAAGCCGCATATGACTTACGCGTGGTGGAGCTTTTTACCGACGCTGACGGTGAATTAATCACGTCGCTGGTGGTGGTGGATGATCCGCGCCCTCCTGTTGAACTGGAGCGCATCGAGGAGGCAGGGAACAAGACGGAAAACCATACCGCGCTATGGGGGTGCATCCGTTCACGCACACAGAACGGCGACAAGTGCACGATCCCGCTGTTACGTGATGACATGAAAAAGCTGGGGTATGAAATGAAAAACTTCCGGCGCTGGCTGTACAAGCTGGAAAAAGATGGGGTTATTAGTATCGATGGGGATGATGTAGCGCCGCTATAAAAGTGAGGAGCAAAAGCGAGGGGGATAGAAAGAGGGCCAAAATTAGCCCGCTCTCCCTCACTTTTCGACCTGTATACATCCTCAAAAGTGAGGGGTAAAAAAATACTTATAAAACACACACATAGAAAAACCGAAAATCCCAACTGCGACGAAGTGAGACGCTTGAAAAAGTGAGGCGAAAAAGTGAGAGGTTGCGAGAAATGACCCAAAAACGCAGAGACAGAACAGAGCCAAAATATAAAGCGTTAGACATGACTGAGCACACCTTAAAGGTGGCAATCAGAACGATAGACCGCCACACGCGGGAAGGATACGCGAAGGAACATCCCGACCTGATAAGCGCATTCATGACCACGGCGGCGGCAAACTTTGCCACGCTGACAGAACGGGAGATTGCCGAAGCGGAACAGGTAACAACCATCAACGTTAAAACCGGAGAGGTGGAATTATGACGGCACAGATAGCCGCTTACGGGCGGCTGGTGGACGACCCGCAGGTAAAACAGACCAGCAAGGGCACACCGATGACGCTGGCGCGTATGGCGGTATCTTTGCCATGCAGCCAGGCACAGGACGGACAGGCGACGTTATGGTTATCGGTCATCGCATTTGGCAAACAGGCCGACTTCCTGGCTAAACATCAAAAAGGCGATGTTGCCAGCGTATCCGGCACGATGCAGGTAAGCCAGTGGACCGGACAGAACGGAGAAACGCGGCAGGGCTGGCAGGTTATCGCAGACAGCGTAATCAGTGCCCGCGCGGCACGTCCAGGCGGGAACAGACGCAAAACCACAGGCACACAGGGTAATCAGCCACCAGCGGGAGGCGATGACCCTTACGGTGATGATATTTCGTTCTGAGGGGGTGACGATGGTACATGACCGCATAGCGGAGGAACTGGAGGCGAAAGGCTTTTACCGGAGGGCGGCGGCGCGATGGGGTGAAGTCATGCAGCTGGTGGAGACAGACAAGGAACGGCATCACATCACGATGCGACGGCTGGAATGTTCAAGGAAGGCACAGAGGGCACCGGAGCCGCCGGATAATTTCGGAGACCTGAAAAAGGCAGTCGATCGCACTTATGCCGAAATGGGTATAGATGGTGCTGGTGATGAAATATGGCGCAATTACCAGGACAGCTAATCAAACAGCCGGAGAAATCCGGCTTTTTTGCACCAGTTGAAACGGTATGGCGCATTACCGGGTTTTCGTCACGGTCAGGCATAGTTACTATCTGAAACAAACAGACACAACAGAGGAAAAAAACAATGCCGATGAAATTTGATGAGATATTAAAACAGCGTGATAAATACCATGCTGACAACATGGAGACGATGAGCATCAATGATTACCGCGCATTCCTGGAGACGGGCGCACTGATTGAAAAGGATCAGCATGGTTTTGTGAGATGTGCTCTATCCGGTGAAATGCTGGCGGTAAATCCTGAACAGATAGATGCATTGATAGAATTTCTGAAAGAGATCAGAGACTGATCCAGCACACAGCACACATAGCCGGAGCAATCCGGCTTTTTTGCGCCCAAAAAAAGCCCGATAAGGTCAGAGGGTTCTTATCGGGCTTTTGCATATGAGGTTTTTGGATGCACTGGCGTTCGTGATCGGGATAATCATTTCATAATTTGCAACATAACTCAATATTATTGCATAAAATGCAATTCTGATTATAATCAGGACTGGATAAACATCCAGTCCTGATTTTTTTAGTCGAAGAGGAATTTCTTACTATGGCTGAAGAGAAAAAAGGCGGTGTTTCGGTGTACATAAGCCCCGAAATCGTGGAGGTGCTCAAGCAGCGCCACAAAAAAAACTATGAGGCTGGCGTGGCGGCTGGACTGGATCCGCTGATGACGCCGGAGCCGTCGATAGGTTCACTTGTACGCTCTTATTTACTTGCGGCGCTTGGGATGCATAAAAATTATGGGGGTGAATAATGGCAGGCAAAGCAACGGCACTTAACACTAACCAGCTTTTTATGTACCTGAATCGCGGGGATATTGCGGATTTTAAATTCAGCCCTCTGTTTACCACGCTGTTTTTCCCGAACGTGGCGACATTCAGCACGCAAAACATCATGCTGGATACCCTGGACATTGAAGAAGTCACCATGTCGGCGTTTTGTTCGCCTATGGTGGGTAGCCAGGTTCAGCGCGATAAAGGGTACGAAACCAGCACAATCAAACCTGGCTACATGAAGCCAAAGCACGAAATCGATCCAACGAAAACCATCATGCGCATGGCTGGAGAAGATCCGGCACAGCTTAACGACCCTACCTATCGCCGTATGCGCCTGATTACTGGCAACATGCGCCGCCAGATAAACGCCATTAAGGCACGCGTGGAATGGCTGGCGGTGAATGCGGTAACGACCGGAAAAAACATCATTGAGGGCGAAGGCATAGAACGCTATGAAATCGACTGGAAGATACCGGAAAAAAACATCATAGAGCAGTCCGACGGCAAAAAATGGTCCGAGCATGATAAAGATATTTACGATCCAATCTATGACATCGAACTATACGCAGATCAGGCAGGTTGCCCCGCCAACGTCATGATTATGGGCGCTGAGGTATGGCGCACGTTACGCAGCTTTAAAAAATTCCGTGAACTGTACGATCTTTCCCGTGGTTCAGAATCCGCCGCAGAAATGGCCTGTAAAAACCTGGGCGAAGTGGTGAGCTTTAAAGGCTATCTGGGCGATATTGCTCTTATTGTCTATTCCGGCAAATACACTGACAGCGACGGCACCGAAAAATATTTCCTTGAGCCTGATTTGCTGGTCCTGGGCAACACCAACAATAAAGGGCTGGTGGCCTATGGTGCGATTATGGATCAGGAAGCGGTAAGAACGGGCGCAACGCAAAACATGTACTACCCGAAAAACTGGATTGAGGACGGCGATCCGGCGATTGAGTACGTGCAGACACACAGCGCACCGCAGCCGGTTCCGGCAGATATTCGCAAATTTGTTACCGTCAAAATTGGTTAACGGGGGATTATATGGACACTCCATATATTGAGTTATTTGCAGGCAGTCAGCAGGTATCAACGACACTGGTACATTTTGCCGCTGATGCTGGCGTTATTCAGGAATTTACCCCGCTGATGCTGGTGGACAATGGCGAGTTTAAGCCGTGGGATGGTCAGGAATCTGGCAAGGCTGTTTATCTGACTTCGTACCTCGTGGACACGTCAAAGCAGAAATCAGCACAGTGTTACAAGACGGGGATATTCAATATTGCCGCCGTTAACTGGCCTGAGAGCGTCGACACCGATGCGAAAAAATGCGCCGCCTTTGCGGGTTCTGGCGTATCCGTTCAGCCGCTGGCCCGATAAGCAGGGGGAACGATGGCAACGAATGAAAGCATCATGGCGCTACCGCTGGCGAGTAAATTTAAAGCCGAAGCGCGGGCAATGGCTGACAGAGGTTTATCAACCTACGAGGCCGTATATCAACTCAACAAACTGGAAGAGCAGGACAAGCCGCGCGCTGATGCGATTATGGCGCTTCATGAGCATAAAGACTATCAGCCGCTGTTGCGTGCAATGGCAAACGTGCCTTGTATCGATGTTGATACGGCTAAAAACATCCTGAACATGACCATAGAGCAGGAACGCCCGAAGGTTGCACCAGAGCTTACCGCAGCCTTTGAAAACTTTATGGACATGCACAGCCCACAAACCGTATCAGCTGGCATGGCATACGATGGCAGAAACCCAGGCGATGACGGCGACATCGATCGCATACTGAAAACCATCTGAGACAAGGCCGGAGAAATCCGGCTTTTTTGCGGGTCCTTCCTGGAATTATGGCCCGTTACGGGGCGGCGACCTCGCGGGTTTTCGCTATTTATGACGTTTTTCCGTGAAGGTGACACCACCACCACTTGATTAATATTTAACCATGCAGTTAAGGTAACATTATGATTGATAAAGCTTGTTTTGTAAGTCAGCAGGAAATAGCTGAACATTTCAAGGTTAACAGAACCACTATTCGCGCATGGACCAAACAGGGGATGCCGTATCTTAATGCGGATCGCGGAAAGTCTGGCGGTTATCACATCGGGCATACATTGCTTTGGTCTTCAGGTAAAAGCCGTCTTGAGGCCATCAGATATCACGTAGAAACCAGTGCGCTGGAAAAAATTATGTTTGCCAGGCTGCTTTCATCTGAGCGTGACGAGTACTCCAGTGAAGAAACAGAACATCGATTTGATGAAGGTTTGCAGATTTACGGCTATTCACCGGAAGATGTGAGCAAGGCACGAAATAAAATGGCTGGCTTTCTGGCTGGGTGGCGTCATGCCGTAAGCGTTCGCCGTGCCAGCATGGAGCAATCAGCCGATACAGAACAGTAAAGCCGATAACTTGTTAATCACTCGCAGCAATGCATGTGATTTGTGCACACTTTCGGTTAACTGGTTCGATGTCCGGTTTTAGTGTCTGTTTTTTGCGCATGTCCGGTTCATGGAAAGCATGTTTTTATATTTTTCATATGGTTAACTTGTAGAGAAACCGGACATGGATCCCGAAAAATTTTCATAAATAGTGAAAACGCGCGAGGTCGCCGCCCCGTAACGGGTCCATAATTCCAGGAAGGACCCGACGACACCAGACAATCAGAACGATAGGTGCACAATGACAGAAGCCGAAATACTGGGATTAATCCGCCGTGCTGGTGGAATCAGCCAGCAGACTGACGAACAGGCCACGCAGCCGGACAGCGTGACAGCCGAAAATTATGCGCGTGTTGTTGCTGAGGTGATGCGCCGTGATGGTATCCAGCTTAATGATGTGGATATGCGCAACATACGGATCCGCGTTCTTGAAATGCTGGCCTACAATCGCCGCGTGGCACTGTATCGGGAAACGGAGAAAATTACATACCACTGGAAGAAGCCGGAGCGGTTGCGGCGGTAA